AGCAGGCACGCATTTGGGGTATTTTCTTTTTGATCCACTTGCAGATTTTCTTCCACATTTTTTAAAACCCCCACCTTTTTTCTTGGCACCTATATCGACCCAATCTTGTTTGAACCATTCTTTTAAACCGCCCATGGCATTAAGAATTCTTTCCGATAGCTTCCCTATTCATTCCTCTTCTAGCTATCTTACAAACACGACCACCTTTGCCATACGTGGGTTTTATAGAACCACCCATAGCTTTGCTAGGTTTAGGTCCTTTAAAATCTTTTCTTTTTACACCAGAAGGATCTTTAATTTTACCAGCACAAATTTTACTAGCATAAGCATTTGCATATGCTGATGGATAAACTGCGAATTTTCTTTTCGCCGCTGCTTTTCCTCTAGGACATAATTTAGTCATTATGATTTCGCTGTTTGTTTGGCTCTTCGAAAGTTAGCTGCAGTGGGCGCACCCTTTGCACCTTTCTTTCTCATTTTACCGCCACGTTTTCTTTTAGCGTGAATATTTGCGTATAAACCTGGACGAGCCATTACGCTTTTTTCACTCCTCTTCCTTTTAATACATCAGCAAAAGTTACTTTGCCATCTTTGTTTAAATCAGGAAACTTCTTTTTTTTCTTAACAACTTTTTTCTTTTTCTTTCCAAAAGTTTTTTCTATTTTTTTGACGTCTCCACCTATTTTCATCATAGGTTTTTTCATCATCATTCCGCCACCCATTTTATCAGCTCTACCACCAGCTTTGAATGCAGGAACTTGTTTGTTAAATCTTTTGTTTGGCATTATTTTTTTCCTCCGTTTCTAAATATTTGCGTTCCCTTTATACCATAAATTGACGCCACTACAAGGATCCACAAATTTGTGAACCATGACGGAAGCTGCGAGAACATCTCAAAAAATAATTTTACTTTATCCATGGCAGTTGGGTCATCTGATACGACTGCATATGCAAGCACAACCACGGGCGTGCTTAAAATTATAAGAACTGCCTCGTCTTTCCAGTCCGATTGTCTGGCTTCTAATAATTTACCTTGATAAGCTTCTTCACCACGAGCTTGTCTCTCTGCATGCAATAGCTGTGCGTCTGACATAGCCATTTTAGCTTTTTGTTTGTTGGCGTATATCTTACTTCCAGCATTAATTGCTAATTTAATAGCACTAAACCACATAATTATACTACTATTGCTGTTTTTCTTTTCTCAGCTAACATTCTTTTAGTGCCTCTTACTCCAACCTGTTCAGGTTTAGCAATTGCATTAAAAGCTCCATCCGCAGTTGTCTTAGATCTTGGGTCTATTTCAACTTTTTGCTCTGGAACATCGATGTTTTTCTGTTTTTTATAGTTCATCATAGCTTTTTGCTCCTTTTTTGTTAATTTTCATCTATCATAACTTGCGCTTGTTGTACACCAGTCTTTGCAAGGCTTACTCCAGCACGTAATTTAGCTAAATCTTCGTTTTGTTCCATTTTATCTTCAGCTAAATCTCTTGCTTGCATTAATTTTGCTCTATCAAGGTCTGATCTTGCTTCATCTGCCTCTTTTTTACGTTGATTTTCCATTGCTCGAAGGTCAACTTCACGTGATTTTAGTTTTAAAAGAGGATCTGCATCAAATTGTGATGTAATTTCCTTCTCTTCTTTTGCAAAATCAGCTGTCATCTCTGCAACTAACACTGCTTTTCTAGCTTCTATGTCTTGTCCGAACCTTTGAAGCTGTTGTGCAGCCATTGGATCTTGTTGTGCTTGTACTTGTAGCACTTGAATTTGTTGTAATTGTTCTGCAAACTCTAATTCTACTTGTTCTTGAGCCATTAAACTTATGTGTTCAAGTATATTTTTTTGTATTGCAGCCATTATTGGTGGATTATTTCTAACCATGTTTGTAGACATGAAAGTTAAGTGAGCTGTAACATGTGCTCTATGATCTTGACCACGAAAAGCTTGGAAAGGTTTGCCACCTAAAGCATTAATATGTTCTAATGACGGGTCCATGGGCTGCATTGGAGCTGGTGGTGGTAATATTGCATCAATATCTTTTACACCTAAAGCTTCATACATTTTTCTGTACGCACCATATAAATTATGTATTTGTGGATTAGAAGTTGCAAGTTGTAATTCTGTTTGAGCCAATGTAATTCTTTGTGCCATTGAAAAAATATTTGGATCTGCAACGGGTAAAATATCCACCCTATCATCAAAATCCATTTGCTTAACTTCTCTTCTACCTCCCACAACATCGAAAGGATAAACTGGTGGTAGATAAGTTTTAAATACTTTTGCAAGAAGTCTAAATTCTGATCTCATTGCAGTATACAATCTTTTATGTATTGCAGACATGACTCTTGAACCACGTTCTAATAGTGCAACAGTTGTACCTACAGCTGCAGCTTGATTACCATCTCCCACTTGCATATCAGCAATAGCCGCAAATCTTTGACCTGCACCAACTACGATACCCATTAATTGTAATAATGTTGGTGATGGTTCTTTGTATGGTAGAGGCATGAACGCATCTCGTAAGTTTCCTCCTGGCGCATCCACATCTCTAAACTCACCTGGTTGTAGTGGTGATGCTTCGTCTCTAACACGAATACCTCTTTGTTTAAATCCAGCAGGTAAATTAGATAATGTTCCTGCATCTAACAATTGACGGAGAGCCGCCGTTGCCGTACGACTTAATCCGCCAATCATGTGAATTAATCCAAAACCATAAAATCCTAAACCCGGTAAGAATTTAAAATGAACAAAATATTGGATCTTATTTCTTTTTGGATCTGTGGGCTCGTAATTACGTCTAATAGAAAGAATTTTTCTTGACGATTCTTCAACAGTTACGATGTAAGGTAATTTAATTCCTGTAGGATTTAACTCTGCATCTTTGTCTTCAAAACCTTCTAAATCTAAATTTACATGACACTCTAACAAAGTATAGATATCATCTTGTCTTCCTGTTTTTTTACTTCCTGCAAGTTCTCTTTCTTTTTTTGTTAATTCATCGTTTGTGTCAACACCTGGAGGACCTAAGTCTACGTCAGAATAAAAACCACCAACTTGTTGTTTTCTTAAATCATTTTCAGACATTTTAATTACATGAATTACAGACTCTGCATCATCTAAACTTGTTACTGTGTATGGGACAATTAAATCTTCAGCAGGAATAAATTTTGATACAGCTCTTCCTAAAAGATCATCGTAGTAAATTTTTTTAAATGTAGAACCTGCAAGTGGTAAGTGAAATAACATTTGATCAAACTCAGACTCATACTCTTGCATTTTTTCCATTAATTCATAGTTCATGTAATCTTTAACACGTTGTGACTGAGCTTCTTTTTGTGGATCAGATCTACCAACTATTTGTGTTCTAACAGGACCCTCTGCAGGTAATAATTCTTTGTAGGCTCCAGCTTGAAACTGTGTAACTGCCTCTGCAAGAACTGGGTGTGTTGCGCCAGATGCACCTTGAAAAGGTTCAGTTCTATTTTCGTATTTAAAACCTAAAAGATCTAAACCTTGTATGTAAGATTGCTCCCAATCTTTTCTTGATGTTTTATATTCTTTATAATTAGAAACTAACTCAGAACCAATTGGTTCTAATGATTCCTCTGGTAACAATTCTGCTAAATTATCAAAGTGTCCAGGTTGTCCTTCTATATTTACTTTACTTGGATCAAAATTTACTTCTACTCCACCATCTTCTAATGGATTAACTTCAACTCCAGGATCTTCAGCTTCTAAAGCTTTTTCCTGTTGTATTTCTATTTCTTCTTGAGGATTAACCTCTATTGATGTTTTGACGTTTGGTAACGACTTGTCTATATCTGCCATTTATATTCTCCGGGTTTACCACTTTAACCTGTTTTAGAGGAACATTCAACCCTTGTGGATTAGGTCCTCTTTTAGGTGGTATTGTTCTGGTTAGTTTTTTCACTTTTAATATATCTTTTGTTCTAGATCTTGAAATCTTATTTTCTCTAACATCTCTTCACCACCAGCTTCATTAATATCCTCTACTATTTTAGATATTGAAGTTTCATCAATTCCATCTTCAAATTCTTTCATCTTTCCATCAATATCTGGAGTAATCGTTGCCTCTGTATATTCATCAGGAGTCTTAACAAATTTACCATCAGGCCCTTCAGTATATTCACCAGGTTTAAATTCCATAACCTCTTCTGACAAAATTCCGTCAACTACATCACCATCTGCAGTACGCGCTCCTGCCTCGTTTGTTTTAATTATTCTCATCTCTCCCGTAGAAATATCTTCCATTAATTCATAATTTTTCCAATAAATGTTACGAGTACGCGGACTCTCTTTTACGCCTTCTTTACCATAAAATTTTATTAAATCTGCTAAATCAAAAAAGTGTTGTGGAGTTGTATCAACAACTGTTTCAGCAGCTTTTTCAGCCACCTTTGTTGATTGTGCAATTTCATCACCAAGACCTAACATTTTAGCTAACACAATTGTAGCGCTTGCACCTGTTGCCTGTAAAAATTCTCTTCGAGTCATACCTCTTTCACTTAAAACTTTGTCTATATCTTTTTGTAATAATTCTGTTGTTACTTTATCTGTAGGTAAGTTTTTAGTTTTTGCATACGCATTTAATAATTTTATTCCAGGAAATATTGGAGCTGTAACTTCTACACCAAGACCGATTGTGTCTGCTAAAACTTTTGGACCGATAGTTGATCTTCTATCTTTTTGTTTTTGTTCTTCTTGTTGAATTAATTTATCTAAACCGATAGCTTTTTCTGTTGCTGTCGGCGTTATGTTTTCTAAAAATTCTGTAAATATACCTGTGCCTTTAATATTAAATGGAGTTGTCTCACCATAATCTTGAATGTAGTTTCCTCCTGTTCCTGTAACTTTAAATGCAGGTTTTCGTATAAGATCGCTTGCAAGTTTTCCTACAGCAGGAAGTATTCTTGTTGCAAACTCACCAACACGAATTCCTGATCTTGTTAAAACATCTGCATAGTATGGAATATTTCTTGGATCAATCATGTCATTTACAATTTCAATTGGGTTCATAGTTTCTTTATAACTTTGTGGTTTTGGTAACTCTGCATCAGAATTTAAAAAGAAATATTCTAATTCTTTTACAAACGTATCGCCCTCTTCTGGTTTAGTACCCTCGCTAAATCCAACACGGCCACCATTTGCTAAAAATTGATTTAGTGTTTGGTCAGGAGCTACTAAAGATTCTATTATTGGAGATAACTTAGGTTTATCCTCTTCAAGATTATCTAGCACAGAAAGATCAATACCTCTTTCCTCCATAAAT